AGAATGTAGAGATAGAGTTCAATACAGCATGGTCACCACCAGAAGCTATATGTAACCAGATCAGAGAAGATTATCCTGACGTATCAGTATCGTGGTTCTACGATGAGCCCGGCTGTGAGATAGCGGGGTACTTATAATGCACGATTACTTTAAGGAAGTACACAAGGCTATGACTGACTTTCATAAGTCGGAGCAAGAGCTCAAACCACTATACATGCTCATAAAGGTCGACGTTGACGCAGGCATAGTGCATAATCAATGTCAAGCAGGCAAGTATGCAGTCAACCATTGTAACTCACTCGAGTATGAATTAGCTGACTGGTACTATCCTGATGACGAACAATACCCATACATTGCAAAATGATATACTTACTAGCACTCACTGTAGGTGTCGTTTCATATGTCGCCTACATACTAATTAAATTTGATCCACACTAATGAAGAGAAGAAAGTTCTACCCTTACGAAGGCACAGTCATTGCCTTAACTGTCGTAACCAACTTTTTTATTATCGCTGGTGTATCACGACACTGGAGTTACCATGACAACAACACCAAACTGGCAGAAACACAGCAAGAAGCCGCCCAAGTACAAGAAAAAGCCTCGCATGATACAAGCTGCAAGGAAGCGTACTAAAATGTTAATCAAAAAACTTACACA